TTTCGAAACAAAGAGTGGGCGGATGGTTTTATAAACCAGCAGCGTTGAATAACAGTCCTGCTAATGAGACGTGTTGGATGGACACCGACATACAAGTACTAGGCAATCTTGATGGTATATGGAAATATATTGTAGACAATAAACTAACGATGTCTCCTGACAGACCGTGGACGAAAAGATCAGGCGAGCAATGGTATAACTCAGGTGTTGTAGGTATTAAAGGCAACCCACCCATACTAAAAAAATGGGTCAGGGAGTGTCAAAAAAACCCAACTAGAGGAGATCAAGAGACTTTACATTTTATGACACCTACTTCTCTGGATAAAATCGTATACATAGAACCGCTGCCGAGCGAATACAACTGGTTACGCATTGATACAATTGATGGATTAAAAAGCGACAATATAAAGTGTCTACATTGGACTGGGCACAAAGGCAAACTAAAAATAGAAAAGATGATTTATAATGGATAGAAAACAATTGTATACGAATTGGTGGGTGTATAAGTGAATCCAAAGGAGATAATGGAAGCGGGTGGTCCAAAAGTCAAGAACGACTACCCAGACCATCGAAAATATTTTTTAGAAAAAATGATCCGTAAAAACCAGTACAAGATTGGTGCTGAGCTTGGAGTGCAGTACGGATTTACTTACTGTCATTTAATCGAAACATTTGATGATCTTACGATGATCGGCGTTGACACTTGGGCAGCAAAACACGAAATGAATCTGCCTATCTCTGATACTGGCGAATCGCTTAACAAGGAAATGTATTACCATTTGTTAGAATGGAGTAAAAATTATGGTGACAGAGTCAAACTGATCAGAGATTACACTGATGAAGCAGTCAAAACTATAGCAGACGAATCCTTAGATTTCGTGTTTGTAGACGCAGGACACAGTTTCCAATGCGCTGCTAGTGACATAAAACATTGGACCAAAAAAATAAGGAAAGGTGGTATGCTTGCAGGGCACGATGTCGATATGTCATATGTGCGAACTGCTGTCTCGTTGTACCACCCTAGATATATGATAGCAAATGATAACTGTTGGTATGTAAATATATGAAAGAATGGCATTTAATAGGTAATGGAGATCAAGCGGCGCTCTTCAATGAAGAAGAACGCAAAGGAAAGATTTTGGTGTGTAACATGCCGCCATTTGAACTTGATCCGAAAAGAGTTCATGCAAGTTGCATGGTTGATTTTAAAATGATGCAAGCACTGACCGAAGGATCAGTCAATATCGATCATTTCATGTGGGTGTTGGGCACAAGACCACGCATCTGGATGTACGAGCGTTCTGCTTTTTATATGAAGTATGCGCCAAACATTAAAGAGTTTTACACCCACGTGCCTGAATATGCATACAACCCAACCAATTTTAACTGCGGGCACATGGCAGCGCATTATCTTTGTAATCAAAAGAAAGCAGACAAAATCCATTTTTATGGTTTCGACACAATTTTTGACTTCAATATGAGATCCATAACAGATTTTTATCTGTCGAGCGATCGCACGGACACCAACAACTATCGCCTTCTGAATATCTGGCGACCAATCTGGCGTGACATTATACGAGAGTTTCCTCAGACCGAGTTCGTGTTTCACCACAACCACGACAAGATGAAAATTCCCAAGCTTGATAACATGACAAATATAGTGTATAATAAAACATTGACCAGAAATCAAAAGAAAGAAGATGAATCAGATATCAGTGATGGACGTGGCATGGAACAACAAAAAATAAATCCTGGCAAGGTGCCCGAATTGCAACTCAACCGTAAACAACGTAGAATGGCCGCAGCATTTGCCAGAAAAGGAGGGTATCCTGATCACATGCTTTAAACACGAACCTGTTGATCTCGGTTACTCAGACCTAGTTGCTGAAACTAAACCGACCGGAAGAAAATACAACACCCCTGACGGAAAAGCATATCCGTCAATAACAACCGTCCTTGGAGTTTTGTCAAAGGACTCGATCGATGCTTGGCGAAAACGTATTGGCAAGGAAGAAGCGGATAAAATTTCTATTCGTGCTTCTAGGAGAGGAACCTCCGTGCACGAAGCACTAGAAAACTTCGTAGACAACGTAGAATGGGAAACAATTAAACAAAAATACACCCCCGATATCATTGCCTCGGTGATAGGTGTTAAGGATATATTAAGTGAACGAATCGGAAGAGTGTTCGGACAAGAGCTTCCATTATACTCTGATCATCTTGGTGTTGCTGGGCGCGTTGATTGTGTTGCTGAGTTTGACGGGAAAATTTCAATCATCGACTACAAAACCAGTAAAAAACCCAAGCAGCGTAAATGGGTCGAATCATATTTCATGCAAGAAGCAGCATATGCCATCATGTGGGAAGAACGCACAGGAATTCCTATTACCCAACTCGTTACCATAATCGCAGTAGATAATAGCGAAGCACAAGTGTTTATTGAGCACCGAGATAACCACACACAAAAATTACTGGAAACGATCGATGTCTACAATCAAACTCGCCACTAAAGAACTACATGAGGATCTAGAACGATGCTCCTTCAATCAAAAAATGTTTCGGGGAGAGCAAACAAGAGCAGAGCGAGCAGACTATTTGTTGTCTTGGTATGAGATATTTAAAATTTTGGACAAGCGCGTCCCTTCAGAACTACACCGTTGCGCACACATCACCTACGATCTGGACCATCTTAAGATGACCAGTTCGTCCGTCCCACTGTACACTCATGGTTATTGCACGTACCTTGAATCATTCTGCAAAAACATCAAAGCACACATCTACGTGAACTACATGGGTTTGCTTTACGGCGGACAGATCATGAAGAAGCGATACCCCGAATTTCCCACTGAAATTTACAACTTCGATGATATAGAATCATCACGGGAATATATCCGTGAACAAATTGTAGAAGACACAGAAGACTTCATCACAGAAGCAAACCACGCATTCCGTTGGCATATTGCAATCTCGAGTGAGTTATCGGAGACCCACTCCATAGACGAATTAACAAGGAGTGCTCGTCACTAATGTGGAATCCATTCATTACATTATCAAAAGAGATTTACCAATCTCTACAGGAACACGCGAGCACTGTAACACGAGATGTTAATAACGTTATACACACCACCACTACCTACACCGCACCGTTCCTGGACACTGGTTCACTCACTTCTATCATTGATGCTCGGGAGACGAAAGGACTCTGGATGATGCACACTGCACTGTTTGCAGCGGACAATCGCCCATCTCCTATCTATGGATTTGATATCATTTGCTCTGCTAAAAAGGTAACAGGTTGCTTCCATGATCTTTCTCCCACTACCGAACCATCAAATTTCACCCATGATTTCAAGTCCGAACGCACACGTGCATTACCTCCTTGGGCGCAGAAAATCTTTTCTCCGAACATGATTGCTACTGCACTTCCTAATTCAGAGCAACAACAACAACTTACTTCTATAGGACTCACTACTCTATCGAACTACGTAACGACGCTTACAGAGCATCCTACGACGTCTGATCAGGAGTATATCAATGCACATATGGAAGGAAAAAGAAAATACTGCAGGAACCAATTAGAAAATACTAACTCGAAAAATGTCATCGTATCTCTTGGATTATCAGAGGATTATGTCACACAGTTCAAGAAAGAACAGTTCCCACACTAGTAATAAATAAAACCATAAAGCGATGGTATCAGATAAAATGAAAGAGAGCGGTAGAGAGAGTCGGATAATGAAATCTGTGTGGTATGTGTGTGGTATGTTGAGTCTAGGTATGGCATACATCGGATTCGTCACTCCAGGTATTCCCTTCAGTATTTTCCTAGTATTCTCAGCGTATTGCTTCAGTAAATCATCAAAGCGAATGCACGATTACCTCTACAATCACAAGCACTTTGGACCGTTCCTCACTAACTGGGTAGAGAAAAGAATATTTCCCACACGAATGAAGTATGCAATGGTTATCGTCATGTCATCTTCACTAGCATTCCTCTGGTTCACCACCTACAATCTCAACGCAGTCCTCTGGTCAGGTGGGTTCATGGCACTGGTTGCTGTATGGGCATGGAGGTATCCAGGTTCTGAAGAAGAATGGACAAAACGCCAGCAGAATCAATGACTTAGGAAAGGTTTTATTCAGAAAAATACGCGGTATAATAAACGTATAAGCAAATAAGGACCGCGATATGACTTACTTAATCCACCAGTTTCACCTCGGTAACGAAGCGTCTGACCACTTAAACTCAGTTGGTTGGGACGGTGACTTCGGTGACTTCCCTGAGATTAGAATTCACCGTGACGTCAAGTTTAGTGGTTCTGAGCACTACGAGTCTTGGATGGAGGAACACTTCACCTCAGTTGCTCGTGTATCAGGTGTCGACACTCTTGAAGATGTGTTCCATGTTGGTAACGGTTACGGTCCTGATGGTTCTTGCATTCAGAAATTTACTCGAATGCATTCTGTTTCTGTTGGTGACATCATCGTGAATGAGAAGTGCGGCACTGCTTGGATGGTTGAAAGTGAGGGTTGGTCTAACATTGATTTTGGCAAGGCATTCTAGAGGTATACATCTTAGGGAACCTAGAATAAAAGTAGGAGTCCCTTATAATACGAATAGGAGTCCCGTTTCCTTGAGCTTTAGATAGAGTCCCTAAGTCCCCCAAGAAAGTCTAGGAGTCCCTTAAAGGTCCAGTCCCATACTCCCTATAAACCGTAGGAGTCCCTTAACTTCTATATACTATACCCTATTACATAAGTGCGCTATGTTAGATATCAAGTATCCAGGTTGTAACCTTCCCACATATATGATAGTGATGAAGGACAACAAACTATCCGAACAATATGCAAATTATTGTTTACCTGAGTGGAAAAAAAACGGATATGACCCGCAGATATACGATGCTGTGACTCCTGATACTCTGCACAATTATAACTACCTCCGATGGGGTAAAAATAAATCTGCAAAATATACTGAGGCAGGATACCTAAAAGAGTTTACCCCTACAGAAAAATCAGCAAGATATAGTCATACCGAATTATGGAAAAAGGCAATAGATCTTAATTCGCCTATTCTTATTCTGGAGCATGATTCTTGGCCGCTCGCTCCAGAAAAAATTTTTTGGCGCGGGGAAGATTACCTGACCCTTGGCACTGTGGGAACTGAATGTTATATCATCACGCCGAAATTTGCTAAATTTATACTTGAAGAATACAATCCTGTTTTTCCTATCGACTTGGGAAACCTTGGTTACATTTGGCATTTAGAATTTTGGAAGTCTCAGAAAAAACAATGGTTGACCCCAAGAGAATTAAAGGTGGTCGTTCTGTCTAGTTCTTCTTGGCGACCTTTCGCAACTCAAGCGATCGATTATAATAGAGGTTCCCTGATTGACCATTATACCGGAACCCGAGCAGAAAAGGATTTTGGCAGCGATCCAACAACACTCAAGGAGCGTCGGGCAGGGCAAAATCATATAGTAAATTTGCCTATAGATCAGTAACTTAGAGCAGGTTGCTTTTCAGTAAAAAGTTTAGTATAATAAAAGCATAAGTTAGGAAGAGAGAACTATATGCAAAATCAAATCGAGTGTCCGGCGACGCTGCGCGAAAGAGTTAAACTGAATCATGAAGTGGGGTCGGTGTACATTCCTAAAGATCGTCGCAAGCGTATTGAGAATCCTATGTTCGCTGATCAAAATTTTGATGAGACGTTCATGCAAGGTGTGATCGGATCTTTTATCGGTTCGATGGTTATCTTCGGAACTCTGTTAGCAATCTTGGTGCTTGTATAATGAATTATAAAAAATTTGACATTGCTGTACTCAATGAAACTATTGGATGGAAATCTGCTGCTGGATATCTTGAAGGTACGATCAAGCGTATTGACACTCGCAAGAACACTGCTTGCAAGAAGACTCTCAGTGATTGGGTCTTGGTTGATGTTCTCCCTTACTTTGCACGATTCGAAGGTGAGACTGCTTACCTCAACGCAAACTTTCTGATGGAAGGTGGCAAGGTCCGAAAACTTTCTTCTGCCCCAGAGAGTGCATACGGCATGTATGTTGCAAAGAGACGCTCCTTTGGTGATGCGGTTATGTCAGAACGAGAGTTCGAACGTCTCGCATTAACAATTGAATCTCGAACGGCTCGCATATAATGAGTTTTGCTAGGATGCAGGAAACACTTCGTGCCGAAGGTTGGTTCGTTGAGTGGAACATGCCGTGTTGTCAATCGTGTGCGTGGGCAGAAATACCCCTCAATCACGAAGTAGGTCCGTTTAAGGGTGAGCAGATTGACCTTGAGAAAGTCTTGTTCAATCACTCGCAGGACTGTCAACTCGATATCGAAGGCGAGGACTGTCCCGCCTGCGAGGGTGACGGTACGATCGATAATCCCGATTACGATGATCTTGAACCCGATGAGGATGGCAATGACCAGTACATCGAGTGTGATTACTGCGGTGGCGAGGGTATTCTCTACGGTTCGTTTGACACGAATGAGTTAGGGTTCGAACCTGATACCAGTGTCAGCGGTTTTTCTTGTTGTCCACCCACTGAGCAGAGCGAGTCCACTTTCTGTTTTGATGGTGGTAAAAAGGGTGTTGCCAACTTCAATCTCGTTCACGATCTTATTGAAGAATCGGGTTGTAAGATTCTGTGGAATGGTCGTGGTGATACCCGTCCAACGATTTCTTGGTAAAATCCTTTTAAATCAATTAGTTAGCAATGGTTTACTTTCATACCGTAACATAGTATAATATCCATATAAACAAAAGAGGTGTCCTATGGTAAATGAGTTATATGTTGTTGAAGTTGCTACTGGTAAAATCCAGTTTGTTATTGAGCGTAACAAAACCAATTCTGATCTGGACGCGCTCGCTTGGTCCAATCTGATTGAAGGAACGTGGACGTTCTACACCCCAGAAGATTTCTATGCGGAGGTGGCGTAATGGTAGTAAATCCTCAAGTTAATGTCGCAGGTAAAACTTCTGACGAGTTGCTAGAAATTCTTCATGAGTTATGCAAATCTCACGACTGGTTCTGGACAATGGCAGATGACTCGAATGCGTATCATAATGGTCTCGCCAACGCGGACGAGATCAACTATGTTCGCAATGTTCTTGATGCTATGGGTTTCGGTATGACTGCTGACACTATTATCAACGATTACAAACCCAATGTTAAAATTAAACACTAAGGAGTTTATTGTGAGCGAATTAACTAGAAACCCAAAAGCATACCTCAACGGTTCCTATGTAAACTTTGAGCGTATGGGTAAACGTTGCACAGGTTTCGTCGAAGAGGTTTTTGACGATGGGTTTGCTGTTGCTACCGTGGTGCATAATGATGCAGGATTTCCTCATCATAACACCGACTATGTTGTGTTTGTTAAAACGGAGAATGCGTTTCGATGAGTTTTCAAGAAGCAGTGGTTGGGTTTTCTGATTGGTATGAAGCATGCCTTGAATCTGGTATCCTACCAGAACAAGTAGTGGCTGCTCAAGGTGAAATGATGCTATTAACAGATTACGAATCTATACAGAAATTCGAATACTCCCAACAAATGAAAAGTCCGATCATCTAATGGACTTCCTCATGAATGCGCTCAGCGTTATTTTCCTATTGTTAATCGGAGTTTCTGGTATTGCTTATGGACTTAACCCAGGCGATAAATATAGAAACTATAAACAACAGCAGGAAGATGCGGATGCATGAATATAAATGTAAAATTAAAAGAGTTGTTGACGGTGATACTGTCGATGTCGATATTGATCTTGGATTTGGAGTTTGGTATCTTGATCAGCGTATCCGTCTTTACGGTATTGATACTCCTGAGTCTCGTACACGAGATAAAGTTGAGAAAATCTATGGTAAAGCAGCGGGAAGATATCTTAAAGCAATGCTCGGAAAAGAATGTACAATGAGAACCCATAAGGACGCCAAAGGTAAGTTTGGTCGTATCCTAGGGGAATTCATCGTATTCGACCCGCACTCCGATGCTTGGCGTAGCGTCAACGAACTGATGATCGAGAATCATTTAGCAGTCGCCTACCACGGACAAAGCAAAGACGACATTGAAGAAGAGCATCTGAGAAACCGAGAACTGTTAGAACCTACCTTTCTATGAGCGATGAATCAAAGTGGATGAAGAACAAAGGGTTTCAAGGGTCCTATACGATCTGCGATTTGCATCGTTCCGTGTTCCATCTCATCAAAGAAATAAATGAAGAAGGAATGCCAATCTCAGAAGAACAATGGAAAGAGTTCGACTATATGATGAGTAGAGCATTTGTTAATGCTAAAAAGATGGACGCGAAGTTAAGACAGTATGCATTTAATCATCATGATGAGTGGTACAAAGAAGAATCTAGCAAGCATGCAGAATGGATGAAAGAATTAACTGAGAAGTGAGGATATGTAATGGGCGATGTGATTGATTTTGACAAATTTAGACAACGAAGATGGGAAGAGTCGCTAGCAGAAGGATGGAATTTTCTGGATCAGGTATTTCATGGACTAGAAGATGATACCGCTACCTTTACCTTGACATTTACTGACGAATCGGGTAATATAGTATATTCTAGTGATGAGGACAAATAAGTGATTAAGATAAGAGAAGTTTTTCGTGATGAAGTAATTGACGAGTTCATGCGTCAAGAACTTGATGACTTGATCGAATATTGTTTGGACGATAAAGCGCCCAAAGATTGGCACGATGACGCGCTGATAAGATCGATTCATGTAGTAAGGGCATATTACAGTGTACCTGGAACTTATATGGAAGGAGCATATGATGCTGAAGAGAGATAGTGAAGTAAGTTTAGTAGGTATGACAACCCCTAGTGCGTCTACAGGATGCCATACCGCTGCAGAGTTAGTAGCATATGCTGCTCGTGTGAGCAATCCCAGTAATCAGAACAATGAGAAGACTGCGCCAAAGTTGTTACGGTATCTTATTAAAGAAAATCACTGGTCTCCGTTCGAGATGGTAAGCATCACGATGGAAATTAAAACGACTCGCGATATCTCTAGGCAGATATTGCGCCATCGTTCGTTTTCGTTCCAAGAGTTTTCTCAGCGTTATGCGGTGAGCGAATCGTTTACGACAAATCGTGAAGCGAGAAAACAGCACCCTACCAATCGCCAGTTAAGCGAGAAAGACGAAGATCCAGTTGTACAACGTAAAGCACAGGAAGTCTTTACAGAGATGCAGGCAGAGGTCTCTCGAGTCGCTAAAGACTACTACGAAATGGCACTTAACACTGGCATTGCTAAAGAACAAGCGCGCGCACTGCTTCCTGAGGGTCTCACTGAGACTACTTTGTATATGGCGGGAACGCTACGTTCTTGGGTGCATTATTGTGAACTGAGGCGAGCACATGGGACTCAGGCAGAGCATATGCAAGTCGCTGACAAATGTTGGGAAATTCTTAGCGTGCATTTTCCCGATGTAGTTGAGGCAGTGGATACGCTAGATAAAGATCGGCAGGAAAAGCGATGAACGGCAAGAAAGCAAAACTTCTTAGGAAAGTAGGTAAGTTGACAAAGCGTGATAAAAAGTTATATAATATGTTGAAACACGAGGAGAAAGAAGTTCTTGCCGTTTTGTATCGACATTTAATAGAAAAGAATGAACATATTCCGGTTAAATAATTGTCCTAGGCGCGCTGCTCAAGATCAGTGCGATGAACATATTCGTAAAATGTACATTGAGTCTGCACAAATGTTGTGCACGACTCATCGTATCTGCGATGGTTACGAAACAAAGCGTCCGTCCAAGTCTGGTAAGACGATTGTTCGCTATTGGAAACACCCCGATGTGAACATGGAAAAAAACCTATATGCTGTTGTTCACCGCAATCACCCTTCTACTATATGGACCAGAGAATCTAAGCAAAATTATATATGGCACTACGAACATTTTGTTGCTTTGCTAGACGAATACACTTTCCGCAGAGGAAAGGTTACTAAAACCGATGTTCAACTTCGTTACTTGTTGAAAGATTCGCCTTTGAATATACCGAATATACCGCAAACCCGTTTCAAGCTTGCTATGGCAGACAATCCTGAGTGTATGTTTCCAGACAACCCAGTAAAATCATACCGTATGTTCTATATAAGTAAAAGAAACCGCATTAATATGCATTGGACTAAGAGAAAACAACCAGAATGGTTATGATCAGTAAAACTTGGAATCTCCTTCCGGAAGAGGCCGACACTGGATATACAACATGGAAACCAAATCAAAATTGGCAACATGGTTTGATGTATCGAGCGATGTGCTATTGTAAAGAATTTAGAGTTGCAATAGATGTTGGCGCGGCATATGGCGCGACAACAATACAATTGGCTAAAAATTTCGAAGAAGTTTATGCGATAGAAATGTTGCCAGATTTGATTCCATTTCTTAAAAAAAATACCGAGAAATTCGATAACATATATTATCATAATGTAGCAGTAGGAAAAAAATACAGTAAACACACTTTTAATTACTATCCAAAATATTCAGGAAGATCTGGTAAGAATAGTCAACGCGGTAATAAGTACTGGCAAAGTCTTACCGCAGAAGATGAAATTAAACTCGAATTAGAAGTAAAACCATTAAAGTTTCTTAAAGAAACCCCCACATGGAGAAATGGTGCTAATCCTACTGTGATAGATCTTATTAAATTTGATATTGAAGGATCAGAATTGTACGCTATACAAGGAGGCGCGTCTCTTATACGAACACATTCTCCTGTTATTTGCATAGAAGTCGCGCCAAGCAGCAAGTCCGTGATAGGGAGTGAATTCCCAAAGAATGGGTATTTCTTCGAGCAGGTAAGCAAATCATTATCTTCATTAGGTTACGCCATAGTAGAAAAATGGCGAGGCGACTCAATTTGGGTCCCATTAGACCGATTAAATGGGCGCTTGAATCATGCGCTCAAAGAAAGGAGAGAATTTTTTAGTGAATGGTAAAGGCAGTAAACCAAGACCTCTTAGCGTTAAACAAAATGAATTTGATGCGCAATGGGATCTTATTTTTGGAGGTAAAAATATGAAAAAACAGACAATGGAGTCGCCTCATCTAGAGCATAAGCGTAGAGACGAAATCTGTGAACGTGTTTCAACGCATTGGTCGACCAATGGTAAAAAAGAAGCAATTGTCAACAAGACGCAGAATGGGTTTGAGGTAGATCTGTATGAGAAGTCACGGTTTATTCGAACCGTTGATTGCCATACCAAAAGTATTGACTGGGCAGAAGATACTGCTGAGAATTGGACGTTGGGGGTTTTGGTATGAAAATAGTAGTTGCTGGTTATGGTCCCGTCGGTATTGCGGTGAGTGCGGCGTTAGAGTTGCGCAACGGCGTTGAGGTTTTTATTGATGATCCTGCAAAGGGGCATAACTATTATCGAGATGAACAGATCGATCCTCCTGATGGCGTAGTAGTCTGCGTTGCCACGCCTATGCGCGAAGATGGTTCTTGTAATACAGATCACGTAGAAGAAGTGTTTCATAAATATGGCAATGTAAAGTATCTGATCAAATCTGCTGTTGATCCAGTGTGGTTGTGTGGCGAGACTCCTAACAAACTCAAGCGTATGCGAAAGAGCATTACATACTCACCTGAGTTTCTAGCAAGTTCTAATATTAATCGTTCGCCTACTGATGAATTTTTAAATCAAACCTTTGCTATTTACGGTGGCGATGACTGCCGTTTTTGGGACGAATTACTAAAACCATCGTTACCGCTATTAAAAGAAGTCAAATACTGTAGTCTAGAACAAGCAGCGTTCTCTAAGTATGTCGAAAATAGTTTTCTTGCGACCAAGGTCGTTTTCTTTAACGAGATGTATAAAATATTTACTGCATGTGGGTTTGAAGGATTTGATCAAATGATAGACGCTATTACTATAGACCCACGAATCGGAAGGTCGCACACTCAGGTTCCTGGTCCCGACGGTAAATATGGATACGGCGGACATTGCCTTCCTAAAGATATGGCGGCATTAAGATCTCTTTCTAATGATACGCCGCTGTTAGACGCAGTAACAGACGCGAATGAGGAATACAGAGATGGCCAGGAAAAAGTTTGTACCTAAGAAGAAGAAAACATTAATTCCCGAACCTGACTGGGATAAGTTAAGAAAAGCAAAGACTGAAGAAAATAAGATCGCCGCTTTTAAATCTGTGGCAGACTTTGTTCACTTTGAGGTTTCTGATAAGGAGCAACTCCATTGGTTAAAAAAATGGATACGCGAATACTCTGACTGGAATATGCATGAAGAAACTGTGGTCATCCCACCCGCGTACTTAACCTCGTTTTCTAAATATGGATGGATTGCTATCAGACTCGGGTTTATACCAGATTCGATTCGCAATAGTTTGGAGAAAAACCTCAAACCTATTTTACAGAGAGCACAATTTTTAAAAGATAAAGATAAGACCGAATTAATAGACCTTCCGAAAGAACCCGATTACTTTTTACATCCCGATAAAGTAAAGAGTTGGTTGACCACTTGGAAATTGTTTGTGACAAATAATAAGAAAGACGAAGAGTCGCCAGACAGATCGATTCGAATGCGTTATCAGTCTGCACAAAGTTATGTTACAAATATGCAGAACTATTTGCGCACCGGCATTTGGAACGACATGTGGTTCGGAGAGCGAAGAGAACAAAAGGTCCGTTTGGTTTGTAAAGCAATAGCATACGAAACAGACGGCACCGTAAAGAGAAATGTTGGTACTTGGTATCCAGATATCCAACGCGTATGGGAGAAAAATGATCAAACTAGACGGACTGATGATTAATAAAAATAAATTTAGCAAGATAGTAGAAGAAACGGTGTCAACAACAACATTATCTTATATCGACGCTATTGTTTATGTATGTGAGAATAATAGTATTGAAATAGACGATTGTAAAAAATTTATCTCTGCTTCTATACAAGAAAAATTAGAAAACGAAGCAAGAAAATTAAATTATTTGCCTAGGAAAAAAAATAAAGGACTTTTTGATGCGGTATAAGAAATTATATCCTGATAACTGGGAAGAAATTCAAAGCGAACTACAATCCTGGGCGAAAATAAATCCGCCACCGTTGCCTGTTAAAGGATGGTATACATTTAGTCAATGGCAAACAAGCAATTTCTCATTAGACGAAATCCCTTTGACTTTAAAATGGTTGGAAGAAACGTTTGAAAAATTACCAGATTATGTCATGCGGATATGTATTTCGCCGCATCTTCATTTTGCGCCACATAAAGATGAAGGTTTGGCGCCAGCACTAAACATTCCTATTTCTGGTTGTAAGGAATCCGTTACAGAATTTTATCAGTTTGAATTTGAAGATGTGCAACGTTTTGATTTAACTCCTGAGGAAAACCCTGAAGAAATACTTGCAGGTTATTCGCTCAATCCTAGTTGTCATAACGCCGAAGTTGTAGATCAATATATTCTAGATACTCCAGTTGTTTTTGATCAAACTCTTTGGCACGGAGTTCGGAATGGAGAGCATGTCCGAGACTGTTTAAGTTTCAGATGGCATCCTCCGCAAGTACCGCGTGTACTATGGGATTGACATTTTTTAAAAAATATGTTAATATAAATAGTCTATATTATGAATAATGTGGATAAAATAAAATACTAAAAATACACTGTAATACGAGGAAAAAAATATGTCTTTTGCAGAACTAAAGCGCAATCGCGCAAACTCAATCGCCAAGTTGGTATCGGCGGCATCTACTGAATCTAACCCAGAGAAGAAGTCTTACGTTGATGAACGTCAATGGAAACCCACGGTAGATAAAGCAGGAAACGGTTACGCTGTAATTCGATTCCTTCCTGCTACCGAAGGCGCTGAACTGCCTTGGGTTCGTTACTGGGATCATGGATTTAAGGGACCTACTGGTCAATGGTACATCGAAAAGTCTTTGACTTCTATCGGTCAACAAGACCCTGTTTCTGAAGCAAACAGTAGACTATGGAACTCAGGTGATGATCGTGATAAAGATATTGCGCGCGAGCGCAAGCGTCGTCTACATTATGTTTCTAACATTCTAGTAGAGTCTGATCCCGCCAATCCACAAAACGAAGGGCAAGTCTTTTTGTTCACATATGGCAAAAAGATCTTTGATAAAATTATGGATGTCATGCAACCACAGTTCGCTGATGAACAACCTATTAATCCTTTTGACTTTTGGGAAGGCGCGTCATTCAAACTGAAGATTCGCAACGTGGAAGGATATCGTAACTACGATAAGTCTGAGTTTGCTTCAACCTCAACTCTTTCTGAAAGCGAAGATCGTCTAGAAGAAATCTATAGTGGTTCATATGATCTGAAAGAGTTCTCTGATCCTGAAAACTATAAGAGTTATGCTGAACTAGAAGCAAGACTGCATATGGTACTTGGTCAATCTGTTGCTTCCGATTATCCTGCATTGGATAACGTCCAAGCATCCCCAGAGCCACGTGTAGTTCCCGCTCCTTCTATCGCATCTGACGATAACGAAGAAGAAGACGCCATGTCATACTTT